ATACCCCCCGTCGCCGTTACAACCCCCGTCGGACCTGTGGGTGAGTGCGACTTGGCCCGGCTCTTCCATGCGGTTGGCGGACATGGCCTCGATGCGCTTGGTGAGCGATGCGAGCTTCCTCTCTTGAGCCTCCGTCGGCAGGTCGATAGAGTCGCGGCATGCGATCGCGGCGTGGACCTGGATGTACTCGTACCAGGGGCGGAACACCGCGGGCAGCTCGAACACGGTGCCAGCCGGGTTGATCTCGACGGTCGCGGTGATCGCGTTCGGAGGGGTCGGGGTCAGCGTGCGCGTCTGGTTCGTGTCGTCGGTCGCGGTGATCTTGTACTCGACTCCGTTCGCAGTGACCTTGTCGCCGATCGCGCCGACTGCGCCCACCATCTGGAGAGCCGAGGTCGAGGTATTGAGCACGAGGTTTTGGATCGAGATGGAGATGTTAGGGATCCCTGCGGTCAGACTTTCAAACACCGTCGTGCCGTTGGTCGTGAGTGTGCGGGTCGCGTTGTTAAAAGCAGTGATCGTATGGGAACCGTTGTTTGCTGGGTGCGCGCAGCCCGACGATAGCAACTGGCCCCCGACGTCGTTCGGACCCCACAGGAGGACGACCGGAACGATGGTGGGCGAGAATAGGATCGGCGTGACATCGGGGTTGCTCGACGTACTCACAAGCGCAAACTGGAGGCCGGTGTTGACGGTTCCGGCGGTGATCGAGAAGACGTCGCCAGTGACCATGTCGGCGCTCGTCGAGTAGTCCGAGTTTCGGCTCAGGATCCAGCCGGTGCCGTCGTTCTTCGTGCACGTGTAATAACCGTTGTGGACGTCGTTGGGGCTAACCTCATCCTTGACGAGGACGAAGTCACCCGCGACGGGCGAGACGCCATCGGCCGTGAGACCGGGCGTCGCGCTGGAGAGACTGTGCGTCCCGACGGCTGAATATGTGTACGTCGGCAAAACGCCAGCCGTGGCCAACCGAGCCGTCAAGAATCCGTTGTTGAAAATCCAGGACGTGGAGCCCGAGCCCGAGAAAACCTTCCCCCGCGGCGGCATGGGCCGCGTGACCGGGACCGCGGGAGCCGACGAGTAGAGAGGCAGAGCGAACGAGTCGACCAGCGGCGTGTAATAAAGCGTGTACGAGCCCTGGGCGAGCTGGGGAGGGTTGACGATCAGGTTGTTGCCGAGGAGGGTGTACTCTCGGCGGCCGGTGCTGTTGCGGTCGAGCCACTCGAACCTATGGACGGTGGACGGCTTCGAGTTGGCGCCGTTCGATCGGTCGAGCGAATTGTCTTTGTAAAAGTCGTCGGGCAGCGCGACGGAGTTTCCAGCCACTCCACCAGCGAGCGTAAACGGGAACGTCTGGATCGCGTAGTGCTCGTACGCCCCGACGACGAGGTCATAGAGACTAGAGGCAGCCTCGGACAGCCGCTGAGTGATGTCGTCGTCCGAGATAGAGTCATCGTTGACGATGAATGCGAGGGATCTCGTATTGGCGATAAGCTGGGTGAGGTTCGGTGTGATCAATCAATTACCTTAAAAAAGAAAAGCCGGCGTTTCGGATTACAAGGCCCGAAGCGCCGGCTAAGTCAGGTCACGGTCTGTTTAGGCGCAGATAGCTCGGATGGCAGCGGTAAGGGCCGCGTAATTGCCCTTGCGGTATGCGGCCGCTACTGCCTTGCCGAGTTCGTTGTCTCTCTCGGTGTCAGAGTCGGTATCGGACGATTCGGTATCGTCCTCATCCGGTTCCGAAGGCTTCGCATCGGCCTTGCCCTTGTATCGAGCCATCGCGCGGTCAGCGAAGTCTTTGCCCAAGTCGGCCATGGTTAGTTGGTCGTCCAGCGCTGCAGGCGGAAGGTGACGCGCAGCTGGTCACCCGATGCCAGGTTCACGAGAGCCCCCGCGGCGTTGTAGAAGTTGATCGTCAACGTGCCGGTCGTAGAGACCGTGTGCGCGACGACGTTGCCCTTGCATGCGCCCGTAGACGCGTTGTAGGTCGCCTGCATGACGGTGATTTCGGCGTTCAGGTAGTCGACATAGCAGTCTTGCAAAGTGACCAAGTAGTCGTTGGTGTTTTGCAACCCGACCGAAGCGATACCGTCGGCCTTATAGAGAACCGTGGGAACGGCCCCCGAAGTGCCTGCAGTGAAGATGAGGTCCAGGCCAACAACGCCGGCTTGGAAATTAGAAACATCAGTATTTACGTAGCGATCCATGTTTGCCTTTTGGTGCGTTCAGAAAAAACAAGATGCCCAGTCGGGCCCGACACAACGCCAGGCCACGACCGGGCGTCTAATTAGCCTTTGGTAGTGAGCATTCCGTTGTGGCCGGGGGCATCACACCAGACCATGAGGTTGGCGCGGTACTGGACCGAGACAGCGTCAGCGCCCGGGATCTCGATGACCGGTGAGCCGGTGCTCGAAGCGGGAACGAACGGCTTACCCTTCGGTGCGCCCATCTTCCAGCTACGGCTGGTTGCCACCAACACCAGCGTCTGCTGGAAGTGAGACGAGCCGACGAACGACATGGGGCCGTGAGGACCTTCGATCTCGAACGACGGATAGAACACGTCGATACCGGCGCCCTTGACCTTGGTGGCCCCGCCGTAGCGATTCTGCGTCTGCAGAGCCGCCATGACCTTGCCCTTGGTCTGGAACGAACCGACGATGAGATCGAGCTGCGACCCCGGGACGTCAGCCACCTGGAAAGCCAGCTGGTTGATGCCTTCGAGGATCGACATCTTCGTACCGTCGAGGTACGAACCCGCAAGCTTCTGCTCGTCTTGCGAGCGGTTCAGCCCGAAGAACGAATCAGAGCTAGAGACAGGACGGGCCGACGCGGGCGGAATCCAGCCAGGGATACCGGGCCACACAACCGGCGAAGTGCTCGCCTGCATGGTGCCCTGGGTTCCGATCACGTAACCATCCGTGACGGTGAAGCCACCCGAGCCAGCGATCGTGATCTGATTCTTTGCCGCGTTGATAGCAGTGACGCTTGCGGTACCCGAGACGAGAGTACCCGTGGTCGGAGTCGCCTTCGAAACGAGGATCCCGTTGAATGTGATGTTGCGGCAGGCGCCCGCCTCCAGCGTCAGAACCCACGGACCCGAACCGGTGTGGCTCTGGATGGTGCCGAGAGTGCCGTACCCGTCGTAGGCCAGCGCTTGGTCGACCTGCTTTTTGCAGGAATCCATTGCCGTCTTGGATTCGTCCAAGAGCAGGTCAACGATCGCGTTGTCGCCCTGGGTCCAGGCTGCCTGATCCAGAGGAACAGTCGAAAAGCCGTACGTCTTGAACGGAGTGACGTTGAAACTGAAACGAGCCGCCAGCGTTGCGTTGGCGTAAGCCGTTGCAGCTGTCGCGCCCTGGCCTGCTCCGACGTCGTCCTTGACGGTGACCTTCATGCCGTCGCCGGACGCGGGTTCGACCTTCTCAAAAAGGCCAATCAGAGCGGCGTAGTTGCCGCCGAAGGCCATATCCTCGTACGACTCATCGAGGTCCGTACGAAGCAGGGTGTCTACGTTAGTGTTGAAAAATGCCATTGGTGGGAATCCTTATTGTCTATCTGGAGGCTGACTTGCGCCGTCTTGCGCGCACTTCATCAAAGGTCAGCTTTGTGTTGTGGTTCCGGTTCTCTGACTGCCGATTCCCATTGGCCGCGGGTGACTTCCTATCGTTCTCTTGAACGGTTAAGTGGTTGGCCTCGCCGGTGTACAGCTTGGCGGTCAACGCGTGCTCCGCCTCCGCCTCATCGAGGAAGGCGCGAACAAAGGCCGCGCTCTGTTCGGCCGTCTTGGGCCGTTCGTTTGCAGGAATGGTGTAGAACGTGTCCAAAGCCGTCTCATAGGCTTTGGTGGCCCATGCCGGGTTGGTCGAGAGATACTTAAACTCCGCTTTATTCTCGGTCACGAAGCCGATGACCGTCTTGGAGTGCTCCGCTTTAGCAGCCGCTCGGTTAGCCTCAGTCTGCTCTGCGTCGCGCTTCTTTTGCTCTTCGGTGGTCGTCTTGACGCCTTCGAGATCTTTTCGAAGAGCCTCAAGCTCCTGGCGCTCAGGAGTCATCGGGATACTTGCCTTGAGATGCTGTTGAGTCAGGGCTTCAGCATCGAACTCGATCAGGTCCGCGGCCTCCTGGTACTTACCCGCGGCTTTCAGCTCGCGATATTTCTTGAGGGTCGCAGCTTCCTTGGCGTCGGCTTCGAGCTGCTTGTTTTGCGCCTGCAGTCGGCGGATCTCTTTCTGCGTCGAGGTGAACTGATTTAGCTCGGCATCCGAGATATTGACCTCGGCTTCGACCTTCGGGGGTGCGGCCGGCGTTGCCGTAGTGGTCGGGGGAGCCGCAGGCTTGGCGGGCTCGGGTGGCTTCGCAGTGGTGTCGGCGTTCGCGCGACGTCGGGCCTTCAGAGCAGCGATCTTGGAGACGGCCGGGTCATTGGAGACGGAGGTGACCTCGGTGGCGGGTGCCTCGCTAGCAGCGGGCGCAGCGGTTTCGTCAGACATTGGTATTACCTCACGGGGAACTGACTTGGATTACGCGGTTGGCGCTGGAGCGCCGGCAGGCGGAAGCGGGAAAGCTGCAGGCGCGGGGCCGGGGCCCGCAGGCGGCTGCACACCGAAAGTGGCTGGCGCGGCTGCTGGAGCCTGCGCCTTAGCCCGCTCTTCGATCATCTCTTGGAGCTGGGCTATATATCGAAGGATGTGATCAAGACGGTCCTGAGGGGTCTTTTCGTTCTTTTCCTGCAGGTACAGCGACTGCGCCGTTTCTAGAGCTGTATCCAGGTCGCCGAAGGGCTCAGCCGGTACGAACTCGTTTTCCTCGACCATGTGTTCGATCGCGCCAAAGACGTCGTTAATAGCGGCGTTGACGAGGTCAAGGAAGCCGTCGGTATCGGGGACCTGCTCCAACCGCATCTTTGTCTGCTTGGAGATCGAGCCTTCAGCGAACCAGGTATCGATCTGCTGCTGGCGGCGGGCCATGTCCTGCGACAGCGACGACATCGGGAAAGCCTTCGGCCTGCCGAATGAGGACTTGTCGATCCCGATGTCAGACCACTTGATCTGCTGGCGCGTGCGACCGGGAAGTGTGACCTCGGGCTTTGCCTGGACACCTGCTTCAACCAGCAGGACGCCAATCTGTTCAACGAAGTCCTGAACCTCCAGGAGCAACTCAACATGGCGGGCGTCGTCTAGCTGGGCTTCCTTGGCGATGGCCACACCGGACATACCAGGCTGACGCTCGGTACGAGCCGCATTGTCGGAGATGCCGACGCGGTCCTTGACCATCTGGATTCGACCGGCGAGGTAGCGGAACGACTCAGGCCCGAGGGCCTCGGGGGAGATGAACTTGGGCTCACGGTCGCCCGCGTACGGAATAATTCCGCCCGATTTAGCTGCGAAAGCACCGTCTGGGATCTGAGCGCCAGTCGGTTTGAGAATGCGCGGCCATGCGATCCTCATCATGTTTTCCCAGTCGGCTGCCATTTGCCGCTCAATATCGCGCTGAAGAGAGACGATCTGCTCTGCTACGCCTTGGCCTCTCCAGGAGCCCGAAAGCTTTTTGTAGCGCAGACGCGCAAGCGGGAAGTGGTCGCGCTCGTACTTGGTGTCTTCGAAGACGAAGCCATCGACGGCGAGGACGCGGCGTCCGGGCTTCTTGCCCGAGGGGAGCTGCCAGGCAAGCGCTAGGACGCGAAGGTCGGACGTATCGAGGTCAGAGCCGAAGTACATTCCCAGTTCGACCTTGGGAGCGTTGCGGATTGCGGCTTCGGCGCCGTCGATGTGACCGAATCGTTCGATCAGGTCATCGACATATTCGAACGTTCGGATTGCGAGCGTCTTCGGGTTGTCCTTGAGGTTGGACTGTGACTCGTCGATGATGACTTCGTCGTCCATGACGACGCGTGTTTCGATCTTCTTGGAAATACCGACGTCACAGAGGACGTAGCCGGTGCCGTACATTCGCGCGTCTGCGCCGGCTTGCTGGACCAAAGGCCACAGCTTCATGTCGTGGAAGGCCGCGTCCGTCCAGCGTGTCAGCTTCTTTGCCTTCACCCTTTGGCCGAAGTCGCCCGCGTCTGGACACCACTGCAGAAACGGACGCTGTGAATAAATGCGGTTGGCTAGGACATCGTCCACCATCGCCAATGCGTTGAAGCTGGGCGCGGTCCATTGCGCGCGGCTGTAGAACGACGTGATCGACCCGGGACGCGCACCTACTGCATAATTAAATGCGGTGTTGGTCGCGCGACCGGTCATGTACCTGTAGAAGAGAAGGTTATTGTATCGGCGCGGCCAGTTGACTAGCTCGATGTTCCGAATCCAGCTGAAGAGCTGGCGAGCGGTCTCAGGGCCTTTCGGAGCAGTCCACCACCGACGGGGAATTGATCCTTTCTTGGGCCGAGGCTTGTCGTTGATTGGCAACGGTTACTCCACCGAGCCCAGCTCGAACGGGGGAGGGTCTAGACACGCATCAATGGGATTGATGGGAGCCTTGTCGGGGTCCGTCTCAGGCGGAGCCATCCGGTACTGACGCGGCTCAGCGGCCTGGACAGCGGGGGGTGCCGGGGCAGCTTCGAAAATGAGCTCAAGCCCGTTGTATCGGAACACGGACACATGAGCAGCACGAAGCTGGTTCAGCAGCTCGGGCAGAGAGGTAACGCTAATATCGATGGACACTCATCGGAACGGTTAAGTGGTTGACTAGTCAGGAGGGCCGTAGCTGTCGCTAGACGAGCCGCCTAACATGCGAGCCAGGCCCGGATCGTCCTGGTAGCCGTACACCGGTGGGGGTGGCGGCTGATTTATCAAGATCTCGATCAATTGCGCCGGCGTAGGCGGAACCTTCGGGGGGCGATAGCCGTCATTCCAAGCGGCCAGCGCGTAGCGGAATGCCTCAGACGCATCCACCTTGTTCGGACCGATGGCCAGCTTGAACTTTCCACGGGCCAACTCACGGCGATCCCAAATCGCCCTTTCCCAGTCCGCGACAAGCGGTGACCCGACCATGCCCCTGATTCGTCCGAGCATGAGCAGCTCAGACGTTCGGCGAATCTGAGTGACCATGCCTTTTTTGTTGGCAGCGGCGATGAGAGGAATTCCATACATCTTCGAAAATTCGTCGTGTTCGGTTCCGTCCGCCCCGGCGTCATAGAACATCCCGACCACTGGTAGGTTCTTTTGGAGCAGCTGCAGAATCGGAAGCAGCTCACCCCACGTGAAGTGCTGGTCCCGTTCTGACGTCCAGTCGAAGACGTGCTGTAGAATCGGGGTGCTCGGGCCATAGCCTAGGGCTTGTATCGAAGCACGATCAGACCCTCCGAGATCGAGAGCTACGAGTATCTCTGTGATGCCTTGGAGCAGCTCCCCAGCGAAAATGCGGCCAGAGCGAACGGCGATGGTGTCAGCCCACTTGGGGCGGGTGGGCTCGTAGGTGTTCCGAATCGGCTCGTAGCGATACGGCTTGCCCGCGTCGATATCGTAGACAAGCTCACCCTTCCACTGGCGTCGGGCTTGGGGGTCTTCCTCTGAGAGGTGGCGAGCGGCTAGCCATTTCTCGAACATCTCCCGCTGACGCTTTAGAAATGGGTTGTCGAGACGTGACCAGCCGTGGCGCTCGTACTCTGGCGGGTCCGCCACCAGCTCCTTGCCGTTGGCCTGTGCTTCTGCAGTGGCGTCCTCGTACTGCTTGGCCTCCATGAGCTTGCGCCAAAACCATCCACCCTTGGCTCGGGGGAGTGAGCCGATACAGATCAGTCGGCCAGGGTTGGGATGTTCGTCGGTGAGGTCGGTGAGTCGGTCTACGATCACGTCCTCGATGAGGGGCTCTAAAACGGAATCAACCCGCTCTTGAACCTCGTCTAGGCAGACCACGCCACCGGCCATGCTCATGCCAAGGAAGACCCACGCCTGAGAGACGTCGTCGGCGCCTGCGAACTGGGCTACCGAGCCGTTAGGGAAGGTGGTGGTCAGGTCCGAGTCTTTGTGCTCACAGATAATGCCCGCCTTCTTGAGCATCTTTTTCCACGGGCGCCACGCCACCCGCTTCGCCTGGTCTGCCGTGATCGCCAGATAGAGAAAAGGTGTCTCGGGGGTGTCCAGGCAGGCGTTGGCACCGATCTTGAGGATCGGGTACGTCTTGCCAGCTCGGGGGGTGGCTCCTACGATGAGTTTCTCTGCCGTCGATCGCAGTAGACGAAGCTGGCCCTCATGGACCCGTCCGTCAGGGGTGGTGGAGAATGATTCGTCCGTCCACAGTGCTCGCTGGCGCGCGTTGATGGCGCAGAGCTTGGCTTGCGCTTCCTCGGGCGAGACTGGCTTACGCGCCATTGGGCGGGTAGATCGTCAAGGAGCCGCTGGCCAGTGCCGCAGTGAGGGCTACAGCGACCGTCTGAAAGGGTAGATATGGCCGAAACCTTAGGGTGTACCCGTGCCTCTCAGCTTCTTTTGCGAACCTGCCCGCAGTCGGCATGAACGCACAACTAATCTCGCTAGGGCACTGGACACCAGCGTGTGTCAGGAGTGCCCGCGCAATCCCTCGCTTCCTGACCCCGAGTTTCACATTGACCCAAGCCACGGTGCTGGGATCACGCCAGCATATCCAACCCAAGATCGTGTCGTCCGGGGCTACGGCGACAGCGACCGTCCAGAGCGCCAGCAGCGGCTCTATCTGGTCAACCAGGATCTGACCGTGGACAGCTTGGGCATAGGCGCTATTGCTCTGGTAGGAACGCACGAACGAATCGAGCAAAAAGGGGCGGTCTTCGACGGTGGCGGGGCGGATTTGAATCTTGGACATTTTAAGCTCGTCTCTTGGTTCGTCCCGGGACTAGGAGTGTGTTAGTAGGCAGCTTCATGGCGCGGCAGTGACTCTCAAAAATGGTTCGGATGTTCTGACGACTTTTCTTGTGCCGCTTCTTGATGTCGGCTGTGATGCACCCAGCGTCAGCGAGATCGAGTAGCAGGCGCTTGGTCGGGCCGTCGGGGAGCCGGTGGGCGCCAGCGCTGAAGACGCTCCAGGCTTGCGCGATGGGGGTAGCAGCTACCGAGGCGGCTCCATAAAGGGACTCGGCTTCGAGCTGGGCAGTCTCCAGCGTGAGGACGGGTTCTTCTCTGTCTGCGTCCTCGATCTGGATGTAGCGGGAGACGAGCGGTCTCTTACACTTGCTGCAGTTGCAGCTTCTACTTTTGCGATGTGTTGGCTTTGACTGTTTCGGGTCGTCGGGTGCTTCGACTTTGTCGTCTTCGAAGGATGACGCTCTGAATTTATTGAGGTCGGCTCCAGCCTCAATATCCCGAAAGCCCGAACGCTTGAGCTTCCGATCCCAGATAGCCTGGAGTCGTTGAAACTCGGGATCCCTGGGACCCCGGGGCGGTCTCTGTGGCACGTTTACCGCGCCTTCTTGGCCTGGCGCTGGAGGGCTGCGATATCGTCTTCGTTGCCGGTGTTGCCGGCTTGGCGTTCTTCAGCGGCCCATTGTTTCGCAATTGCACTGCATTTTGAAAGCTGCGACAGAATAACGTCATCGTCCGCACCCTTGCCCGCAAGCTTGGCACCGATCCTAGCCAGCATGATGCTGTTCAACCGGCGGACCTCCTCCTTTTGCGCGTCGAACGACAAGTCACCTTCGCCACGGATGACGAGGGTTTTCTCATCAGCATCGCGCTGTGTAATGTTGATCCGTGTAGGGTTATTGTTCATTGATGCTATTTCTTCCGGAGTGAAGGTGCGGACATGTGACGGTGGGACGAATCCCGGTGGTCGGTCGTGTCTCTGGCGCGGGTCGGGGTTCGGCGAATTGCGCCACGTCCCGACCGGATATTCGTCGGTGCTCACTAGTTCGCAGGACCCTCCACCAGCTCCGCGGGCACCTCGGGCATTGCCTGATCGACCTTCTCTTCCGCTTTCGCCTTAGCGGCCTTTGCCTCGTCTACGATGCGGGCAACGACTTCGCGGACCCTGTCTTCAATTCCGAGAACTTCGATAACGGCGCTGACCACCACCTGAGTGTGACCGACGTACTCAGCGAGCTGCTGGTTGTGGCCGTCATGCTCCTGGCGAGCGTTGTCGAGCGATTCGACCGCGCGACCAGTGAGGCCGACATATTTGTTAAAGGCGTCTTCGAGATTTTTGATACGGATTTTGTTCGAGGGCTGCATTTGGGAGCTTTCTAGTGTTGGGAGTTGGGATTACGGGGGCGGGGGTGCTGTCTACTCGGATGCGGCCTGGAGTGCCGCAGCGATTGCCGCGCGAGCTTCACCACCAAGACAGCTCGGCTCATAGCTGAGCGGGTCGAGGTTCGACCAACCGAATACGAGACGGCCAGTCACCTTGTGAGGGATAATGACGATGATTTGGGGGGAGAAGTGGAATCGTGGTTGTTTCCACGAAGTGACAGCTGTACAGCGTCTCCAGCTCCTGTAGTTCGGTCATTGGCTGCATTTGGAAGCTTTCTATATTTGGGGTGTGGATAGGAGTTACTTCGTTTCCGCGATCTTCTTCGCGTACTGGTCGATCGTGCGCTTGGCCGTGTCGAAGGCGCCGTTGTCGATCAGGCCCGAGACGACGTCTTTGAGAGTAGTGATGAGATGGGCGCGGTTCTTTTCGAGCGCTTGGGCAAGTAGGGCTTCGCGCTCAGTCGACGAAAGGTACTCTTTGGTCTGTGCAAGGCCGCTCTCGTTAAAGAGACCGCCACTGAGGCAGCCACCAACAGCCGCACCCGAAAGGCCACCCTGAACCTGTCCAACGCCACATGAGGCGGTGGTGGGCTCCGAGCCGCGGTGATCCTCGACAACAGGATCGGTGATGCGGCCGACACCGTTGCGATCGATGGTCAGGATGCTCAGTTCGCCGCGCATCGAGTCCAGAAGGAGAAAGCGGTTCGGATTGCTGGTGGGAGTGATAGAGCTGCAGTGCTTCTTGGTCATTCGGGTCTCTTTCTATTTATCTAGAGTTGTTCAAAAAGGGGCCGGTTAGGGGATGGGGTTAGGGGGAGAGGAGCGCGGTCAGCGAGAGGCAGATCCCCGCGAGCGCAAGCAGAACGTATCCGAGGTAGTTGCGGGTCGAAGGAGGGTAGTCACCAGCGTATGGCAGGCTAGATAGGCAGCTGCCGACGAAGGCCGACGCGCCGAGGACCGCAAAAAAGTGGTCGAAGTGCATTTACTTCGACTCCGGACGGCGCTTGGAGCGGGATTCGTGGGTGACCTCGGCTGCAACGACTGGCGCACAGACATCGAGCTTTCGGGAGATATCGTGTTGCTGGTCGATGATCTGGTGTTCGAGGCGGACGATCTCATCGGCCTTTGCGGCGACGGTGTGCATGTGCACGTGAATCCTTACCACTGTGCCGAAGGTGAAGCCGACCATTGCGGCCAGAAGGGCGATAGTGAGGAGGCGCATTACGACAGATCCTCAAAAGAGCAAGGCGTACAACCCGCGAATGACTAGGAGGGCGATGACGCCCACCGTGGCCGACAGCCCGATGACAGCAAACAGCTCGGTGATTTCAGGAGACATTTACAGCAACTCTTTCAAATACCGACCGAGGGTGAGTCCTGCGCCGATGACGACGCCAAGGAGGATGCAAGCTAGGTAGAGCATATTTAGTTACGTGATCCTTTCGTGTTTCTGAGGATTTCGGAAAAACGGGTGATATCGAAAGTGCGCGTAACGCCCGTCGCGTTGACCACGACCGTGATGGAAGTGGCTGTCAGGGACTTGTGCGACGCGAGGTAGTCCGCGATGACGTCGAGGTCGGTTGACTTGGGCTTGTTCTTGCCCCTCTTCGTCTCCCGAATCTCGATAACTCCGTCGAAGTCGGGATACTCGGCCAGCAGACGCCTTGCGATGGCGGGGGCCGTGTTGGAGTTGATCTTGCGCTTCAACTCGGCGCGGGTCGTCTCCAGAAGCAGCCGGACAGAGATGGTCTCTGCGTTGTCGAAGAGGAGGGTGAGGGCCTGCTCTTTGACGTGTTGGTAAACGTCCGGGTCGATGTTGGGGTCGGTGGAGTAGTTGGGAGTGCTCATGTTCGATGCCTCCCTATACAGATTGTGTCTTGTGTTTGAGAACTCACTCCCAAGTTAGGAAACACGCGTTGACAATCGAGTTTCGAACGCCTGGAGGTACGCAACTACCGCCTTTGCTTTGTCGATCGTGATGCCGCGTCCTAGATGCGTCTTGTTGCACCACCAGCAACAAATTCCTCGGATGAGAGCCCGCCTCTGATCGTCAGGCAGCTTCTTGTAGCCCTTAACGTGCGCGTGGTCGGTTACCCACCGGCCAGTGGATGGGACCTTGCCGCAAATGGCGCAGACGTTGCCCTGTGAAGCGAGGATCTCTAGCCACTGTTCAGCGGTGACGCCGTATTTACGTAAAGTCGCTGCGCTTGGGGGAGTCGGCTGGATCAGCGGCAAACGCGCAGCACTCCAGCGATACGAGGATCAGGTAGGTCGTGTGGATGTTCGAATACGCCCGTCCCATTGCGGCTCTTGCCGTCGGGGGACGTGTTCGCGGCTATACAGGTGAGCCCAGTGACCGTGCCGTCGATGCGTACGACGTCGGTGACGATCGAGACGTGACCAAGGCCATTACCGTGATCCTCGATTATTAAATCCCCTGGCCGGACGTCTTCGAACGGGACAACCAGGTGCTGATTTATTGCGAGTAGATGTAACGCCCCTGCAGACGGCTTGAGCTGCGTCTGGGGGTCTACGTCGAGCACCATGCAGCAGGCGTAGGCAGCGCAGTAGGAGCAGCCTGGAGGGCATCCGAGACGATGGAGCCAGGTGTCGATCTCAGGCGAGGAGTTCGGAGCTACCTCACGAACAAAAAGAAATGAACGGCAGTGGGAGATGAGTACGGGCGCAGCTAGAGGCACAGATCTCTAGTAGCGAAACTCCCGTGAACGGGAGTTTGCCCGCACCCACCGAAATGATGGGGCGGGTCTCCAGTTCGAAGGCACTGTCAGAGGGTATGTAGCGAAGCTGGAATCAGCCCGTACACCCGAGGCATTTTAAAAAATGCGGCGCGTTAACCGCCCATTGTGGTGATTAATAAATGGGTACTGCTGGTTGTGGTGGGCATTTTATGCGGTCGAAAAGAGAGACTTAGGGGGTCGCAATCTCCTAAGTAGCAGAAAGTTTCGCTACTAGACACATCAGGAAAGGATCGAACGATGACAAAGCTCCAAGAGGTACTCGAATTCATCAAAAAGACCGAGGGGACGCAAATCACGAACCGGAAGATATCGATCGCGGCAAACATCGGCTACGCGCAGACAGCCGCAATGTACGTTCACACGTTGATCGACACCGGCAAGATCGAGATCGTACAGACCACACGTGGATGGCACGGCGGCACTACTTACCGCGTGGTGTCGGAGGCAGAGTAATCATGGCCGGGTATACGCCATTGTGGTCGTCTCTACTCGATTCGTCGACTTGGGCTGAGCCACCAGATATTCGATGCGTCTGGCTCACTCTGCTCTTGATGAAAAATCGACACGGTTACGTTGCGGCTTCCGTACTGGGATTGCAGCGGCGGGCTGGTGTCAGCATGGAGACGACGTTGCGGGCCCTAGAGCTTTTCTTGGCTCCCGATCCATTCAGCAGGACGAAGGATAACGAAGGTCGGCGTCTGAAAGAGGTGGATGGTGGGTGGATGGTCCTGAATTCAGAAAAATACAGGAGCGGGAAGACCGATGAGGAGAAGGCGTCTATTGCGGCCGAAAAGGAAGCGGCGAGGTTGGCAAAGGATGCGGAACGGAAGCGGCATGAACGTGAACTCAAGCGTCAGTCCAAAAACGTCCAGGAGCGTCCGAAGTCGTCCGAAGTCGTCCTAAAAACGTCCATTTCACAATCGGACGAAACTCGGACGCTGTCCAGTGGGGTTGCCAATGAAAACACCGGGTTGCAAAACGCGTCCATGGACAAACACGAAAAATTGCCACATTCACATTCACATTCACATTCACCCAATCAACAGAAGGGTGTTGGCTTTGGACCGAAACTGAGTCCGGAGGAAAGACGTCAACTCGACTGTTTCACTGCCTCATTCTCCGACTGGCCTGCTCCTTCACCTGGATTCAATCCGGAGAAAAGACAAAAAGCTCAAGAGGCATTCATGGCACGTAACTTCACCGTCTCCGAATATATCCGGTTCCAGACTGCCCTAGAAGCCCGAGTCCAGGCATTCCGAGATGACACCACGTCTGACGATCCGAGACGACTCCTAGGAACCTTCACCAACTTCGTCACCAACTGGGTAGATAAGCCAGAAGTCACTAAATCAGCTGCTCCAATCCAAGAGATCTACTAAGTCCGAATTATCCTGAAAGACTAAAATGCCTGATACGAATCCTGCCGAGTCAATTCTTCAGTCCCCTGAACAGCAAGCCGCAGTTCTGGGTCATGCAATTAAATCAAGTCACTGGTATGAGCAGTGTGAGATCTGGGGTGTCAAATCCAACTGGTACCGAGATCCCTTTGACGGAATCCTCTGGTCTAAGCTGACTGAGTTCGTCTCCAAGTTCCATCGTCACCCAACTTCGACCGAGTTGTTGACCGCTGCTAAAGCCCTGCAGACAGTCGAGGAAGCGAAGCGACTTGAGCAAAGGGTGTCTGTCGCCATGAAGTTCTCATCCGAGATCGGTCAAGACACCCTCGTCGAAGCGGTGAAAGACTGGTCGAAGGGTGAAGCAATCAAAGACGGGGTGATGAGACAGCTACAACCCGTCTTCGGCCGTGGGGACATGGATCAGTCCGCTGAGATCGTCTCCAAGCTATCCACACGCCTGGATGCCATAGCTCGCGCCAGTTCAACGACAAACCGTTTTGAGAGTGCCAGTGCCCGTACGCAGAGAACTCGCGCCATACGCGAAGCTGGAGAGGCACAGACGCTGCCGTACGGCATCGCCTATCTTGACGAAGCCCTTGGAGGCATCGGTAAAGCCGAAGTCGTGCTCATCGGAGCTACATCCGGTGCTGGCAAAACCGAAGTCCTAGCGAACATCGTCCGAGCTGTCTGCGAGTCCGGTAAGCGTGTCGCCTCATTCGTCCTGGAGGAATCTGAGGAACACATGGCTTTTGAGGATCGAATTAAATTCACTTACATGATCTCGAAGTATATCGACGATGGCAAAGACGCCTCTCTGATTCGTCGCGGACAGTGGTTCAAGGGCCAGCACCTGAAAGAAATGGGTCCTTACGAGGACCACGGTCAAGCCTGCGTCGAGGACAAGCTCAAAGGCCTGATCACTTTCTACCGTAGTCATGGGGACTTCACGATCGAAAACCTGGAACAGCAAATCATGAAGGTCGCCCCATACGTCGACTTGATCACCCTGGACCATATCTCGTACGTCGATCTCCCCCAAGACAAGGGAGCGTCTGAACACACCGAGCTTCGTAAGGTGGTCTCCAAGATCAACGACCTGACGCGAGAAATGAACGTCCCGATCGTGGTCGTCTCCCAGCTCCGAAAGGACCAAGGCGGGTTGAAGAATCAGACTCTGGTCCCGACTCAAGACGACCTGTATGGGTCGGCCCACCTGCGAAACGTGGCGTCCACGATTATCGTCTTCGCCAAGGCTCCGCCGGAGAGTCTGCCGCCCTACGATGGGATGCTTCCTGGAGCGCCTACCTACGTCTCGATTCGGAAGAGTCGGCACGAGGGAACCGGTCATACATCTGTCTGTTTCTTCGATCGCCGAAAATACCTCTACTTGAAGCCGTACGCGATCGGCTACCTGCAGGCGGAAAAGAAATGGATAGCGACTCCCACCGGGTCACGTCCTCGGTGGGCTACTAGTTCTGTATGTAACTTCGGAACCGAAACCAAAAAGGAGAACAAATGAAGTGCACCAACGACCACCTGACATGTCCCGTCCATGCGGCATGGAAGACCGCGAACAAACAAGAGGAAGCTACCCGAGAGGCGCTCTTATCTGAGACGGGCATCGACATTTACAAAGTGACTCCCGGCTCCGACACCGACTGTGAGACTCAACGGAGAGCAGTCGCCGCACGTACAAAGGCAGCGAGGCTAGCCGCGCAGTGTTGGTGCCACGAATAGTTCTTGAGCACGGAAGGCAATCTTGATCCCGACCCCTTTAACGCCCGAATGACCGATTAGAGAAAGTAGAAAATGAGCAACATAGACACTATCGAAACACATGCCCCCAAGGAATTCGGAGGAATGGGAGGCGTTGTTGGTGGTCGCCCACGCGATCCTGACGATCTGTTTGAGGCCGCTCTTGATCGCGCGTGCGGTGAGAAAATGCGTTCCGACTGCGTGCCTGGCGCCCACCATGCCGGCAAGACGGCTGCGTCACAAGTGTGGGGCGCATTGGCAAACACAAAATGGAGTCACGTCAACGGTGATGCGGCTTGGTACTCGTTTCGTGCAGCTGGCGACATGATCGCCGCAATCGTCGGCAACGGCACTGACTACATGGATTATTACTGTTCGGCGATGTACCCGAACGTCCCGGAGTGGATCGCGAAGGCAATGGAAACCGAAGGGTGGAGTCACTCACACGATGACACCGAGATCTGTTCTAGCTGCAAGAAGGCGCGATAATGGGCGCCTCGGACATCTGCCCCGGACACTCTGACGGCGGCTGTCCCCCTTCAGCCAACCCGTTTCGGCGCCGAGATGTCGACGAACTAGTTGACGCAGTCGACTTGGACTCAAGCTGTATCTCCACCCGCGATGAGCTGGAGTCGATCGTAGCCGAAGCGTGGCAGACGGGCTTTAACCGCGCCTCTAACCCCTCCCCCGACCTTGGGGCGATCAGGGAGCTGCTGGAGGATGTGGTCATGCGAGGCAAGTTCGAACACTCGGTGTTAGCCAGCCCGCCGAGGTTCGCAGATTGCCACGAGCTTGAGAGGGCCGGTCACTGCATCCACGCCCGCGCTGCCCTGCTCTTGAAGGGGCTCGGGGAGGTGGGGTAGATGGGCGAGGCAAAGCGACGGAGAGACGCTGAAATTAAAGCGGGAATCGAAAGTCTCATTGAGACGATTCAAAAGGTACCGGCCAGCACGCCGGACGTATTCTATTTCTACGGTTATCGCTGGCCGCTGTCACCGGACGTGCCTGAGTGGGTGCACGAGAAAGCACGCGTGCTGTTGGAGCAGCTCGGGGTAGACAGGGAGGCGGAGTAGATGGGCGACCTAGACACCGTCAGAGAAGGCTTTCGCCTAACCAAGACCGAAGGCAAAGAACCCAACTACTTCACGTTGCACTGTTCTTGTGGAGACGGTTTTATCTGGCGGACGGACGACAAGTCCAACCCATGGATCGACTGGGCTAACCGACATGACGTGAAGCACGGTGAGGGGGCGGAGGTAAGGTCCAAAACGGACCAATAACGGTCAAAAGAAAGCCGTTTCAGGCATTTAGCAAACTGGCGATAATCAGGAGATGCGTCACTTCCCACTGAGTATTTTTCGGGCCTTCTCTACCGCCGCCGACAGCATAAAAGCGCCGACTCCCATTTTGGCAGCGGGCAGATCCTCCAGCTGTTTGGCGATCGCTTTCTCTATGAGATCGCGGTCTTCCTGAGGCATGCGAATGAACACGCTGGCGCCGGTGCTCCTGTTTGGCGCTTTTTTCTGCATCTCCAAATCCTAGGAACTCCTGGGATATATGTCAAGTGGTACATGTGATCCAAAGATATTGGTGGATCGCCACAGATCGCTGAGGTAATCTTGGGGCTGGAGGTTACGAAACATGAAGACCATCACCACCCTGTCCCTGGTCGCCATCATCGCCGCTTTCGCCATCTGTCTGCTGGCCTGTGGCTGTGACCAGGCCCCGAGCACCATCCAGCCCGATGCCAGCCACGATTCGGCTCTGGTCAGCACCTGGTCAGTGGACGACGGGCAAGCAGGCAGCTGGGCCCTGAGCTTCGAGGCGGATGGGAGCTGCAGCTATGACAACCAGGGGTCGCCGTCGGCTTGCACCTGGACGACTGCGGATAGCGCTGTGACGATGGTGTTCAGCACCTTCACTGTGACCGCTCCTTACGTCGTTGATGGTGACGTGCGGGCGACTGGATGAGGGCGGTGGCGAAGTGAACCCGTCGGCTGAGACCGAGACGACTATTAATCAGCTGGAAGAGCTGCAGGAAGACGTAGCCTACCTACGGGCGATGTGTCTGATTCTTTCTGCGGCTCTGGCGAAGTCGGAAGCGGTGTTGGGTGAGGCAAGGGCGACGATTGCCGAACTCGAACAAAATCATCGACGCTAACGGTCCGAGAGTCGCGATAGTTTCGCTACTACCTCTCTATCAGCTCCGAATTCATCGGAGCAACCTCAACCCCGATAGAGAAAGGTACGAACGATGAAGACGTCCGATTTTCCCAAGGTTCGATTTGAGCTGATAACCCCAGCCGTTGCTCAGGAACTGCTTGACGCAACTCCGCCCGGGACCAACTTTCGCAAGCTGTCAGAGAATGAAGCGAGGAAGTATGCCCGCTTCATGGCGGCAGGAACGTTTCGGTCACTGAACGGGCAGACGATTTCGATCGATAACGACGGCGCGATCGTCGACGGTCAACACCGGCTTCGTGCCATTGTTATTTCCGGGCAATCGTTGTGGATGTTGGTCGTTCGCGGGGTCGAGACATCTGACGCCGCTACCATCGATGTCGGCTATATTCGCCGATTGGTTCAGGTACTACAGGGCGAAGGTGTCAAGCACTACAATGTCGCCGCTGCCTTGGCGTACTGGAGTCAGTGGTATTTGACTGGTTCCCGTCCGGACCGACGGACCGATCTCCAGCAGCAGTTGAATTTCGTTCACAAGACGCCCTTCGTCGCGGAAGCATGTGGTCTGGGCGCGTATGTTGACCACGTAATTCCCGGGGCGCACGGTGCCTTGCTGTATCTTCTTGCGAAGAATGCAGGATGCGAGGGTCAAGCTCGCGAGTTCCTGACCTCGATCGCAACTGGCGCCAACCTTGGGCTGAATAGCCCCGCCTTCAGGCTTCGCAAGAAGATGCTGGGATTTGAGCACACCAAGGGCGCCAAGAAGACGATGGACGCCAGGGGGAAGCTCGCACTTCTGATCAAGTGCTGGAACCTTCACCGATTGGGACTACCTTGCCTCCGTCTCCATTGGCAGGATGGAGAGGCGTTCCCCGCTTTCGAGTTCGGACCTTCCTGCGAAGCTTCCGAAACGGCTCCAAAGTCGGTCAAGGCTTAACCCATGCTGCTCAAAGTCAAAGCAGCCGCCGAACTCCTGGGAGTGAACGTCAAGACGATCCACGCACTGATCGCCGATGGTCTCCCCCACTTCAAGGTGAGCCAGAGGATCATCCGCATCGACCGAGATGTCTTGCTCTCTTGGGTCGAATCCAAGCGCAAGACGGCTTGACGAGTGGCAAAAGAACCGATAGGCTCCTAGGACCATGGGCGCTTACAAGCGGAAGTTCAAAGACACCTCCACTGGCTTGGTCACCGTCGAAGACCAGTGGAGGTATCGCAAGCTCGTGACCCTGCCCGACGGGCGTAAAGAGCGAGTGACAGGTACTCCAGCCATCAACACTAGAGCTGCAGCTGTCTCGGCTGAGAAAGCCCATGTTGACCGCGTCCTGGACCCGAAGAAAGCCGCGTCTGGTCTGACGTTCGCGTCGTACTGGTCTACTCGATGGTCTCCCGCATTCGGTAAGAAGGGCGCGAAGTCGACTATCGAGTCACGTAACGACATTTTCGAAAACCACCTGACAGCCGCTATCGGCTCCATTCAGCTCGGCGCCATCAACAAAGAACGGCTTGACCGCCTGGTTGCGACGCTGGAAGCCAAAGAGCTTAAGCCTCGTACCGTTCGCAACGTACTCAATGTGCTTCGCCGTGCCCTGCGAGATGCGTATGAGTGGGATTTGCTGCCTGCCCTGCCCCGCTTCCCCAAGATCAAACCGCCACAGACCAGTTTCGACTACCTGACCCTTCCTGAGGTGGGGCTACTGCTTGCCGGTGCCCGCGATGCGCACGACCGCGCCCTACTCCATCTGGCTGCATGTACGGGTCTTCGAGCTGGAGAGATCCTTGCCCTCAAGTGGGGAGACATCGACGAAACCGCCTCTGTAGTGCGTGTGTCGCGGTCCAGGACGCGCGCAGCGACGAAGAGCACCAAGTCAGGTCGAGCACGGTCCATCCCGCTGACTGCGGACCTCCTACGCGATCTGAGAGCCCATGGAGGCGAAGACAGAGAGCGAGAGGGGCTAGTATTTCATCGTGGCGGGCAACCGATGCTCATCGGCCGATTCCAAGAGGCGCTCTGGCGCACGCTGAAGAACGCCAAGCTGCGTCGCATCCGCTTCCACGACCTTCGTCATTCGTTCGCGTCGAACCTCATCTCTGCCGGCGTGCCCATCGTCCAGGTACAGCACTGGCTCGGACACAGCACCGTGAGCACGACCGAGATCTACGCGCACCTTGCCCCGCGGTCGGGTGACCAGCAGATCGAAGCTCTGGCCGGCATCAAGATGCTTACCGCCGCTTGAGATGCGCCGCGTTGTGCAAAGGGGTGGCAAAGTGCGTTTCGGCTGCATGAAAATGCCTAGGAGCTGCGGTAAGATAGACTCCAAACAGTATCACTCTTCAAAACCGATGGGGCGCCGCGAAAGCGTGCGCTCGGCGGGTTCGATTCCCGTGCGCTTCCGCTCTTTCGCATAGTTAGACGGCAAAGCAAGAGCCGTTCCAGACCATCAGAATCCAGTCAAGTCCATCTCGCGTGGCAAAATGGTGGCAAAACGATCGACGAGAGGCGCCGGACCGGGATCGGAACGCGCCTGTGGATGAAGAGACGCAGTAGAGATACGGCTGGTCATGCAGTAGCTCGCTTACGCTCGCCCCGGATCATGCGGTAGGAGATGCAGCTTGAGAGACAGTTCACCTACGCCACTCCTACAGCCTGAGGGCCTAGCAGACAGCAGCTCAGGAGCTTGGGGAAGAGGGCATGACAGTTCGTGTGGACTGTCTCTGTGGTCGCATCCTTCACGTCAGTCGTATCTTCGACATCGGGCTTAGGCAGAAGGTTGTTCACTTCGCCCCTCGTCTTGGGTCCAGCTTGGAGACACAGAGATAAATGGCGACGATGCCGACACTTAGTAGACCGAGTACCAGCCATGCGGGGATATTTGATGTACGTCCCTGCATTTGTTGAAGCACGATAAGTGCACCCATCTACTTTGCCTCTTCTGTCTTCTTGTGGTCCTGGTCTGCGTAGACGTGACCAGCAATAAATGAGGCATAGAGACCGGTCAGAGCTGCGACGATAGACGTGATTTTGTCAGCGCGTATGACCAGTCCTGCAGTGAAGACCAGAAGGCTGGTGAAGACGAACCCTGTAGCCTTACGGGGGAGCTTCTTGAAGTCGATGGTCATGGACTAGAAAGCCAGTCTGAGACTGAGTCCGAACATCCCATTGGTGTTGACTGTGATACCTGCGTAGAAATTCCCTAGAAGTCTGCGATCGATTTCAACACCAAAGACATTTGGTCTGACTGTCAGCTGGTGGATATCTTCTAACGCGAATAATCCCAGCTGGTAGTTCGGCTTGGATGCTGGGGTTGTAGTGGTCTTGGTCTCTTGGGTAGTGACTTCGTCTTTGCTGTTGGTGTCACTCACCTTGGTTACTTCCTTATCCTCTGTCTTGGATTCGTCCTGGGTGGTGGTCGTAGTAGTCACAGCTGTTTGACCATTCGGTTGGGGCAGCCACTGTGTGACTGTACGGGTTTGGATGTTGGTCTGTTGGTCGTGGACGATTCTGTCTTTGAACTGAATTACCTGTTTCTCAACAATTCGGTCCTGAGTCTTGGTGACTGTGACGGTCTTGACGCTGGGGTGGATATATCTGCCTGCTGTGAAGCTTCCTCCCAGTAGACACAGCAACACCACTCCAACTATCGCTAGCTTCTTTGGGGTGGCGATCAGGTTGAAGCTCATTTATCCGATCAGTCCGAGCAATTTAAATAGCCCCAGCACTACACCAGCTGCAATCGCTCCAGTGACAGCCGATATCCATTTCTTTTTGTCGATGGATTTCGCCTTGATGTCCTCGGCTATGCCCTTGAGCAAGACCGTCTGTTCAGCCTGAGTCACCTTCAGCTCAGTAACTGCTTGTTCGACGTTGATGAGCCTTTGGAGATCATCCGGTCGCAGTTCGACTTGGGCCATCGATTACGACACAGTCCCAGCAAGTAACAGTCCTGCAGCCAGAAGAGCCGACTCAGCCGCCTTAAGACGTGCACTAATTCCGCCGGTCATCGCAGTGACTAGAGCGGTAAACGCTCCGACCGATGGCGCGGTGAAGACTTCACATCGGTCGTTGTATCCCAACGGGCTGACAGTAGCTCTGAGGCCCGTACTGACGTCGTCCTTAACTGTCAGCTGATAGGTTCCATACGTGATGTTGCCCGTACCCTGGACGACTACCGTGACATAGGCGATGAGGTTGTCGCCGTCGAGCTGGACGCTTGCGACATGGGCCTTTTGGAGGTTTGGGATAGTGATCGGTGTGGTGAGTGAGAGCATTTAATTAATCCCTTAGCTTGCCAGTAATCCGTACGCCTTGAGAGCCTTGACGATGTCCGAGATGCGATAGGCGGTAGCGCCTGTGCCGCCGGTGAATGTCGACACATCCTGAACGGAGGTACCGGAACCGGCAGTAAAACCCGTCGACGTGCCAGTGGTGTTCTGCTGAGCAACGGGCGTGACGTTAACGCCGAAGTTCCCGTCGAAACGGGTCGCGCCAGCCTGCACCCACAAGCTGTAGGCATTGGCGATCATGGCGTTGGTGCCGGCGACGGGAGCGCCTTCAATGGCGACTGTCGCAGCGTTCGTGATGGTCGAAACGCCCACGAATGCGTAGGTGGGTGGCTTGATTCTTACTGCCCGCTGGGTCGTCAGAGCACCGGTTGCCCAAGTCCGAGTGCGGGACAAGTCGAAGTTGACGTCAAACGCCTCGGTGCTTGCGGTGGTGCCAGTGTCAGCGGCGGGAGTGAGACCGAACTTTGTGACAACGCCCGAAGCGGTCGCGGGAGGGGTAAGGTTCGTGACTGACTGAAACGTGAAACCACCAGATGACGCGATGGCGATTTGCGTTCCAGCGACACCGAAGCATAGGAAGCCACCAGAGTGGTAAAGGCCGATTTTGCTCGCAATCGGTCCCAAGGTTAGATGGGGCTGCGCGGCTGTCGCGTTGGTGACGGGGCTGATATTGATGCCCTGGATGTCAGCTGTCGTTCCGAGCGTCGCCAGCGGGGTGAGAGTACCCGCCGTCATCGTCGAGATTACCCGCGTGGCAGTCTCGGCCGTGTCGGTCGCAACAGTCAACGCGGTCGAGTCGGTCATTACCCGACGTAGGTTGCCGGCTGCCGACTGCAGGTCGACCGCATCTCCGATACCGAAGCTGGCGGCGGTCGTACCCGAGCTGGTGTGCTTGAGTACCCGCGCGATCGGCGCTGTGTTGGTGACGTTGTCGGCGAGCGCGAATAGTGCGTTCTGACCGAGGGTGAGTGCTGCCAAAGCGTTCAGACCCGCGTTTGCGGTGACATTCCCCGTCCCGCCTTGATTGATCGCCAGCGGCAGCGTGATCGAGCTGCCTCCGCCGCCGCCACCGAATCCAGAACCGAAAATACTAGCCGACATTTAATTGAGTCCTTGCTGCACTGCACCTGCCGATTTGAAAAGTTTCGCTCACCAGAGTTAGCTCAGACTCTTCACGATGCCGATTGCGCGGACTGTGCCGCTACCGCTTGTCGGCGTGAACGTGTAACGAATACACCTCGCGCACACGCTGGCCTGGACAAATTGATTTTCTCCGCTGACACCAGAGACGACTGCGACGATCACAGGAGTGAACGCAGCCGTGATATCCGAGAACGTCCCGGTGGTCTGCGCCTGGCCGTAGGCATTGTTGAGCGGGGCCACGAAATCGTTGCTGACTTCGATCTTCCAGCTACCCGAAAGACCAGTGGTGACCAGCTGGACACCGACCCAATCGCCTTCAGCGAGGTCCATGGGACCAGCAACAGCTGGAGTGGTGTCGGTGACTGTCTTGGTCAGGAAGTCAAACTCTTGGCCGTTTCCAATAACAACTCTACCCATAACGGAACGGTTAAGTGGTTGGCGTCTGCCACCGCTCCGCGGGTAAGGTCGTACAGTTAGGCGGTCAACGACTTTTGAGCTAGCGTCTGGTCGTCTTGAGGTCGGGGCGTGACGGCTGCTTGCTTCGCTCGCTGCTTTGCTCGGGCAACGTTGTCCTGAGCCAGCTTCAACAGCTTGGGGTCGATAGGGCCGTTGCCCTGCCAGGCCCTGACCCCCACCTCGGCGCGCGGAGATAATTCGAAATCCCTATTCGCTGACTTCGCCTTGATAGTCTCGACAAGGATCGCCCAATCGATATATGCGGCGATGGTGGGGTAAGTCTCTCGGACAGCTTTGCCCTGCGAGATGAGCAGAGCGGCTGTAGCCATGAGAGGGAAAATGGTCGTGGGGTCGTCTAGGACTTCAAGTTTCGCAATGAACTTCCACAACCGAGAGTCGGAGGGGAGCAGGTTGGTTGACCCCGTGACCGTCTGGTAGGTCGAAACGGGGTAGTCAGCCAGCAAACCCTTGACGATCGACGAAGCAGAGATAACCAGAGCCGCACCGGTCGTACGCATGTCGTGAGGAAATGAATCGGCCATCTCCATGAGCTGGTGGACATCCCATCCACGATTCAGCTCCTTGAGCATTTGGCGATAATTCAATTTCTCGTGATAGGTGTCTCCCAACCCACCGTGCACAAGGTTCCTTGCGAGCCGCTGCAGAGTGCGGGGCAGGTTGACCATTTTCTTGATGTCCTCACGCGTGACGAATTCGACCTTGCGTGAGATGACGCTTCGTAATCCTAAAATGGCCAATGCAGCTTCGACTGGCGCAATCGGGGGACCCTTAAGAGCCTTGGTCGCCATTACTCGTCTCCCTCTTCTTCGGTCGGTGCTGGAGCTGCTGTTGGAGCAGGCGCAGCGGCTGCAGTCGTGTCACTCGGGGGAGTTGACGGGATGGTGAGAAGTCCGCCGGGTGTGGTCGATCGCAGTGCAGCTATACGGGCAGCCGCCCCTGGGACTGCCTGGAACGCGGCTAGCTGTTTCTGTGCCCACTGGTTACCCTGGCCAGCCGCATAGACGATTTTCGCCAGCGTATCGTTACCCCGACGGACAGCAGCTCCAGCTCCTTTGAGAACGTGAGGAGCGAGAATCTCAGCTCCACCAGTAATTACATCGCCATGAAGTAGGCTTCCTACGCCTGCCATCTTTGACAGGTTGCCAGCGGTATCAATGACCTTCTGACCCAAGGTAGTTTGACGGCCGGTCGTCTGCTTCTCTAGAGCCGTTTCAAGAGCATCACGCGAGGCGATACCCATCGAAATCAATTTGTCGTTGTGACGGATTCTCTCGACTGCCGCTTTTGCCTCAGCCGACATAGCTCCAGCGTCGTTCAAGCTCTTCTCAAGAGCGTCATTCATCACGTGGTCAGCCGCTGTCGCGATACGGTAATGCTCGGTCTCTGCGATTGAGCCCAGCGTTTCCTTGGCGTGCTGCTGAGCCGCAGACGTCGCCTTCCGCAGGCGGAGCAGATCGACCTTAGCGTTGGGGTCATACTTGAAATTGAGAGACTCGATCGCCTGGTGGAGGGAGTCGGGAACGTCTCCGGCTTTCGCCTCAGGGTTGGTAGACCGGGTCAGGTCGATCGCTGCCTGCTGAACGTCTTTCTTTGTCAGCTGCTCTGTCTTGGGCAGGAAGGGAGAGAGTTTCTCTAGCTCCTGACCGATCTTCGTCTCGACGTTGGCGTCTGCGATGACATTTCGGGGGACCGTGCTCCAGGTGTTGCGGAGGTAGTCGGCCATGTTGCCGAGCACCTTCGATTCACCCTGACGCCCCTCTGTGGAACCGGCGTAACTGGCTTCTTTCTCGAAGCGGTTGACGATCGAACCGACTTCGGCCGTGGCCTTGCCGCCAGACGCGATCTCGTAGTTGTGGAGACGGTCAGAGCTGACGTGGTCGATGTAGTTTTGGGCTGCGTCGATTGCCTCAGGGATTTTGCCCGCTCGTGCGTTCGTTTTGACCGCTTCGAATTCATCGGAATGCAACATCTCCTTGAATTCGGCCGGGTTCGCTTCCTGGACTTGGTGGGCGAGCTTGATCTCCTTCGGCTTGGCCCTACCGAAAATGTCGGCGTTCGTGTCGCTGGCGTGCTTCGCTTCACTGGAGTCGATCGCCTTCGAGGTCAGAGCATGGAGAACGCCACCAGCCACACCACCAACGCCGGCACCCTTGACGGTGTCGGCTGCGATGTCGCTGGCGTTGGTACCTTCGGAACCACCGAAACCAGCTAGGCCACCTTGGATCGCACCTTCGACTGCTCCACCAGCAAGACCGGCGACCTTGGCCGCACGTGTACCGACTAGACTAGCTTCAACGGCCTTGCCCGCTGCCCCAACGCCAGGGATGAACGACGTAGCCAGCGACCCGCCAAGCTCGCCTCCGCCATAGACGTAAGGGTGCGCTTCCTGAGCAGCTCGATTGTTGGCTCGCGATTCGTCTCGGGCTTGCTCGTATTTCTTCTTCGTCAGGATGCTTTCGACAAGCCCAGTCAGCTCGTCGCTGAGTCCGAACGAAGCCCCTTGGAGAGCCCCCCTTCCCAGAGCTTCGAGCGCTCCAGGGGTTTGGACAGGCTGGTTGAGTGGAGCTAGGTCAGCCTGAGAGATGGGGGTAAAGCCGGCGGGGCCCGCAGACGGAGCCAGGTCCGCCGCGGTGATAGGCGTGAACGCCATTACTCAGACACCATCGAGCCGTCAGGAAGTTTAAATGCACGCTTCCCAGCGTTTGTCAGGCCGATGCTGACAGTCCCGGGAGGCAGTCCGGCAGGGATACCCGTGTCAGTCTTCGGGGCGAAGTCACCTCGGAAGCCAGCGACGTGACGTCGGGCTCTCTCAGCCTGTGCGGCGTTCGAAGCCGATAGGCCGGTCTGGGGGTTGAGTTCCTGATTCTCGAACTGCGACACCAGAGCGTTGACCTGCTGGCGCTTTTCGTCGCCCACACCTTTGAGGAGTGAGCCGAGCTGCTGTGTGTACTGCTCACCAGCCTGAGGGTTGCCCGAGACGGAGCCCCACTGAGACGAGAGACGGTCACCAAGCGTCTGCATCCCCTGGAGCAGGTGAACAGACGTCGTCGTCGATTTACCGCCCGAGATCATTCCTCCAGCCTCTTCCTCGATCGCCTTGATCGTGGTGAGTGCTCGGTTCTTGTCGCCTGACGAAATCGCCTCTCCCAGCTCCTTCTGCATCGACGAGAGGCGAATCAGCTGGGTACGGGGCCCGGGGCTTCGAGTCGTGCCGTCCAGCTGCTTCTCAAGGAAGCTCTTGGCGCGTGTATCCAGCTCCTTGAACTGCTTGTCATCGGCCTTCGCAGCTGCAGCCTTCGCAGACGCTTCCGCTGCCTGAGCCCGCATGAGGGAGATTTGAGCGAGGTTGAGACGAGCTTTCTCGATTCCTTCGACACCCTTGCTCTTGAGCTGGGCCGCTAGGACATCTCCCTGTGTGCGATCGACCTTGCCCTGAGCCTCATTCATCACCGAGTTGATATGGTCGGCAACGGAGAGATTGGTGGCCGAATGTTGGATCTGCAGCTCGGACAAGTCCGCCGCTTGCTGCAGGCGCAGCTGGTCTGTCATACGCCCGCGTGCTTCGGCGTACTTATAGAGGTTGTCGATACGGTCTTTTTCGCGTGAATAGAACGTGTCAACGTTGTGCTGGATGATGTTGTAAGCGGCGTTTGGCTGTCCGAGCATGCTGGACGCGAACCCGCCGATCGTTGATGCGGCAACAGCCCAAGTGAGTTTCCCTTCATCCCCTGCCCAGAAGTCTGGGATCTTCGAGTTGTGGGCTTCCTCTAGGGCTTTGTTTGCCTGTGCCGTCGACTCTGCGAGCGCCTGTGAATGCTGCGCCCGCGTCTGACGGATTTCTTCGGACTGGGCGAGGTGTTGGGCCTGTGCGTCCTCTTGAGCACGGGCAACGGCTTCGCTCTTCTGCGCTTGCGCGTCTGCACTTAGGCGAGCGGCTGTCTGCTCTTCTTTATTTGCAGAGATGACCTGCTTTTCGAGAGAGCTACCCCCTCCCCCTCCACCAATGCCAGGTGATGCCGGAAGAGGGGGAGGCGGCGGGAGGTCGGTAGGCGATGTGGCGGGAGGCGCAACCGGAGCCGCTGGGACGGTTGGCGTGGGAGGCAGTAGAGACGGCGGGATCGTCACTCCCGCGGCTTGAGCGGCTGTGATATCTGCCGGCGTGGCCTGGATGGGGGCTGGCGCTACCGCGGTCGGGCGGGCAACGGCATCCGCCCGGAGCATGTCGAACTCGTTAGCCGGTGTCTGGTCAGGTTCGACTTCCGCGCCAGGAGGGAGCGGCTGCAAAGGATCGAAGTTCGGCATTAGAGCGTAGACGGGCCGGAGGGCGGGTTGCCGTACGGGTTGCGCTCTTCCTCGTCCTCAGGCAGCACCGAGGAGAGACCCAACGTCGACGGTGAATAATTTCCCGTCTTCGGGTTGATATCGGGCCCTTCGTAGGGCAGCGTCGACGCGAGGGAGCTGGTCGGTGCGTGAACACCAGCTCCCGCATTGTTGGCAGCTTGCCCAGCGGCGATCCCCGCTGCAGCGTTTGGGTTCACAGTCGGTGGCTTGGCCAAGAGAGCCAGCCCTCCCGCGGCTGCATTCAGCCCAGACAGCTCCATTTTCTGCTTGTTAGCTGCGTCTGCAGCTGCAACAGCGTCGCGCTCCTGGCCCTCGGTTCGGAGGTCGCCGCTCGCAACGCTGGACATGTTATTGAGGACTCCACCGAGCTGTTGGTCCGCGGCCTGGCGCTCCCTTACAGCTGCCAGTTCAGCGGACTGATTTGCCGCCGCGCCCGACTGTGCGGCTGCGAGAATGGCCGCGTAGCGCGCGAGAGCGCCGGTATTACCTCGGGCGCCTGCCGCCATAGAGGACGCGTTGCGGTTAATCTGGTCTAGTCCGGCCCCCAGATCGGCGCTGGCTACGCTAGGAGTCTTGCCCGAGGCCACATCACGCAACGTCTGGGCAAGCTGCTGCTGCTGGGCAAATGCCTGGCGCTCGCGCTCTAGTTGCTCGTCAAGCTGCTGTTGAGTAAATGAGGAGCTGGGACCGCCCGAAGACAGCATGCCTTCGAGGGTGCCACCAAGCCCGCCACCAATAGCAGCGCCAGCTGGGCCACCGATAAATGCACCAAGCCCAGTTCCGGCGACGGGCAGAAGACTACTAAGCGAAAATGCCATACACCTGAACGGTTAAGTGGTTGTTCCCGGAACTCGCTGCGACCCCTTGAGGTGTGCTTGCCCCTTTTCGACTCCAGCCAGTACCCCGATGAGGTCCAGTGCGAGCCCTCGCCCCGGGGTAAGAGCGCCGTCAGGGCCTTTATTGGAAACGGAGCACGAGATACCGATCGAGGTCGAGCGCTTGATCGTCGGCGGGTAGTCGAGGAGCAGTGCGGTTCCGGCAAGGAGGTGGGCAGCGGGGTACGTCGTCGATTTACCGCCGAAGTCGTTGTACGTGAGCACCGTTTCCAGATAGCAGTCCGTGAACACCTCGCCCTGGAGCTGGACGTTCCAAATACATTTAGTCGTGCGCTTGCCGCCGAGGTGGAGGGGAGCAAGCGTGAAGCCCATGGTGATCGGCCAGACGATTTGCCCGCCGCTGCTGACCTGCAGGTCGTAGTAGTTCGTCGTTTGCTGCTGCCAGACCAGTGACGACGTCGTATTTACGCTCGCGAATATTGGTTGGCCCTGGTGCACACCTAGGAGGGCAGGCGCCTGCGGGAGAGTCCACTTCATCCAGCCGCCTAGAATGGTGTCGTAGACCGTGAGGTACTGACCGTTGGTGACGATGAGCCGGTTCTGTCCGTCTAGAACCATGTCGGTGATGGTGCCGGACAAGTAGTCCTGTGCTGCTTGGCCCAACCATTTGTTTTCGAGAGACCGCGTAATTAACCACGCTCCGCCCGAACTCGACGCGTACGCGCAACCCTCTCGGATGACCGCGGTGGGGCCGGTGCAGCCGCTCTCGAATGGCAGCCTGATGGGGACGGGGATCGTCGCGTTGGCGACCTCGTCTACGGTGGGACCAGGGAGTTGAGTCTCGGGTAGGTACCAAATTGAGTTCGCACAGAAGATCAGAAGGAACGAGTCCATCGGCGCGATCGCGGTGATCTCGTCGGCGGCGGGAAGCGTGATTCGGAAGCCGACGTTGAACCACGGAGATTCGCCCTCGACGCGCTCGCCGGAGAACCAAAGCGCGTTGTCGTAGCCGATCAGCCACGATCGATCCTGCCAGACGCAACCGCCACGGAAGGCGGGCGCAGGGTAGCGCGGTAGGAGCCCCTGGTCAGTGTAGAGCACCTCTCCCGTTCCCTGCAGACCCCCGACATCGGAGTAGGAAAAAGACGCCGCGGTCGAATCGTTGTACAGCGGTGTCAGGTCGCTAGTGATCTTGTAGCTCAGCGTTGTCGGCGTTCCGACGGGAGGCGAGCCGCTGATTTGCTCGAACGCTGTACGGTACGCGCTGGCGACGATGTATTTCTTCAGCGTCGGGTAGACCGGGTGGCCACCGAGCACCTGATCCAGGTGCACAGCATTGGTCGCGGTGAATGCGAAGGCGGGCGACGGCAGAGAGCGGTCGATGAGCCCAGACCGAGACGTGTACTCCGCCACCATGCGATAGAGGTACTGTCCGATCGAGGCGAAGGCGGTGGACACCGCGCCGACGGTGATCGCCGGACACTCGTACGCGCACAGCCCGTGCTCCGAGTAGAAACCCTGATCGAGGATCCCGGCCATCAGCCCCGGCACGAAGGTCAGTGCGTCCACGGAGAACGACCGACCGACGTCAGGGCCGATCGTAAACTGCTTGAGGCCGACGGTGCTATCTCCCGCGGAGAGGTTTAGGGCGAACCCGCCGCTGCTTGGGATGTTCTCGATCCGATACGCGGCAGGGAAAATGATCGCCCCATTCGAAAGTGTGCACGGCGTGGCAAGCACTCGATTCGGTCCCTGCGCCGACAGAGCGCCGGTATTGTCGGGAATGATCACTTGCCAGTCAGCTGCTGCGATCGCGTACTCGAAGCGGCCTGCGATCGCTTGCACGGAGTCCAGCGGAATCACGTACCAGGTGGGTTGGAGGTTGTTCGCGCTCCCGAGGCGGTATGGGAGGTGGCTGTTTGTCGCGGGCGGAGTAAGCGGCCCCCACTTTCGCGCGGGGTAATAGGCCAGGGCGCAGTAGTCCGAGCCGACGGCAAACGGCCTTGACACAAGGGACAGTCCGCGACGCGTGACAATATTCGTAGAGGTGCCAGAGAAGGGGACGTTGACCGTCTGGGTGTACTGCCCGAGCTGGTCAGGAAAGAAGTCGCTGGCGGAGTCGTTTCGCCCGGAAGGAGGACCCGAGATGGAGTAGGTGGTCGCCTCGGGGAGGCCGAAGAAATCCATCACGGTGTACGCAACGGTCAGATCACCTGACCCGTCGGTATGCTCGTAGCCGGTCATCCCAGAGATCCACTTGAACGCGGATGCCGAAGCCGAGCCGATGCCACTGGCGACCTGAGGATATGTGTTGATCGCGGTCAGGGAGGTCGAGATCTGGTAGGCCCAAATGTTATAGATCGTCGACGTGACTGGGTTGTCGACAGTGAGTAGCTTCCCACCAACGGCGGACGGAGTGGTCTTTGCCCAAGCGCAGACGTGAGCCCCGCATGCGATGGAGGTGTCAGTGTTAGCCGTCGTCGTCAGGCTCGTGCCGTTCCAAGAGAACGTGGTGAAGTTGATCCCACCAGTGAGGACGGGGCGGGCGAGGACAACAAACTGATTGCGAAAGTACGTGACGTCCCAGTCGCTCGACGTAGTCGCCGACGACCCGGAGATCGACGTCTGGAATGCGCCCGTCACGTCATAGACGACGATGATCACGGTGTTCGCGACGGAGTTGTCCAGGAACACGTAAAAATACGACCCGTCGGCGACAACGCGCACCTTCTTGTACGGGGTGCCGTTAGCGAAGGTGAACACAGGGCGAACGTCAGTGCCCGTGGATTCGTCGCGAAACATCACCCGGATTCCGTATAGGTCGGTTGGGGTCAGCGTCGCGGAGGCGCTGTTGCTCGTCGCCTGGTTCGCAATCTCCTTCAACACGGTACAAGAGACGTTCCCGATCATGGCCATGTCCGGAGCCTGGACCTGCGAGTTGGCCGCGTAGATAGAGCGCGAACGCAACGTTTGAGGCAGGACAACCGTGGGCTTTCCATCAGGCGTGGAATTCAGCAGCCACTGGGTCGATCGGCTGTAGAGCCGGTTGCCCGCGATCACGTCGATGCCTGACGTCGCGGCAAAGAGCTGCAGGCCCGTGGGAATGGTGAAGACGGTTGTTCCGGTGGCGTCGACGGTCGGGGTGTCGTACGAGGTGAAGCCGGGGCGCTGTTCGGCGCGCACGTGCGTGACAGAGCCGTCTGCAACGCGCGGGTGGTCGTACTGCCGGACGACCGTATTGACGAGATCGGTGAACCGGCCGATTGGCTTGTCGGGCAGCGGCGCGAGCTGATCTAGCGTCGAGAGGGGGACGTCAATTGGCGTTTGTTCTGGCTTCGGCATTTAGATCGTGTGGAAGTTGGAACCGTCGGAGACGATCGCGACGGAGGTGGACACGGCGACGGTCAAGGTGTTGGCGCCGTTGATCTGCTGTTGGATGCCGCCGACCGACACGCACAGGAGGGTCAGGGTGTTGCTGGCGCTGGTGTTCTTGTAGCGAATCAGCTTGGAGATCTTCGTCGCGTCGGGCAGCTGGATCGTCATGCCCGCAGTCGCGTTCGCGATCGTTACATCAGTGTCGGGCGTGGATATCGCGCTAGTCGACGTCGACGTCACGGTGAGCTTGGCGTTGGCGGTGAGCTGGGTCTGGAGGTCGTTCAGCTTCGCCGTTGTCGCGGTTGCTGTGTCTCGGATTCGGTCTTGGACACGATCGAGGTCCGGGTTGTTTGTTCGGATTGGGCTGAACTGCGACATTTACGGGAGATACCCCCCGTCGCCGTTACAACCCCCGTCGGACCTGTGGGTGAGTGCGACTTGGCCCGGCTCTTCCATGCGGTTGGCGGACATGGCCTCGATGCGCTTGGTGAGCGATGCGAGCTTCCTCTCTTGA